TTTGTAATTATTTATTTTGTAATTATTTATTTTGTAATTATTTATTTTGTAATTATTTATTTTGTAATTATTTATTTTGTAATTATTTATTTTTCTTAAAAGTATATTTTTTATTTTTATTTAAACATTTGAATTGGTTCCAAGATAAATTGATGTCTGGTCCTCTATATTCTTCTTTATTTTCATTATTTTCGTCTAATTTTTCTGCTTTTTTTAAAGCACTGTCAATATATATTTCTTTTAAAATAGTTCCAACATCATACGATGCTTCATGTTGGTCTTTTTCCCCATCTTCTATGCTTTTTAATATATTTAAAAATTTATATAATAATTGTAAATCAATCTCATCTTTCTTAATTTTATTATAAATATCAGTATAATATGTAAATAAAAAATTTGATTCTAACATAGCCTCATTAGTAAAATATTCTGAATTGACATCATTTCCATATTTATTTTTTAATTCGATTAAATTATTTATATTGGACCTTAATATTTCGCTGTGTTTTAAATTTCGAATTAATTGTGTTTGATCTTCCACATTATTTGTAGAAATCATTTGTTGCAATTTTAATCGTTGTGCGTCATTCATTTTAATATTTTAGATTTTTATATTTATTTTTAAATTATAACTTATTGAAATACTTTTAAAATTTATCGAATACTTTTAAAATTTAAATATTTGTTTTATTTATTTTAAATTATCATATTATAATGACAAATAATAATGGTGGATTGCCCCAACAGCAAATTCCTGGAGGACCTATAAGACAAGAATCTGTAAATTTGCAGAACGCCGGAATAAATAAACAACTTAATTTAATAAACCCAAGTGGAGGAAACCTAAGAAAAACAAGAAACCTAAGAAAAACAAGAAACCTAAGAAAAACAAGAATACAAAATCGAAGAAAAACAAGAGGAGGTGCTGGTTCAAGTGGAAATTCTTCATCACCGATTTCTCCTCCAATTGTTCCAAATACTGGAAGTACTGTCGTAGCCCGAGATGGACAACAAAGCTCATATAATAATCTTGCTTCATTATCTGGTAGTGTAAATGCGAATTCAGTTTATGATGGAAAAGGAGGAAAAAGAAAAAGAAAAAGAAAAAGCCAAAGTAAAAATAAAAGTAGAAAAACGAGAAAACATTAAAAAAGCCGTAAATGTTACTAAATAATTATATATTATTTATATATAATTATGCCTTCTGTTTCAAATTATTTAAATTTATTATATGTCAATTTGGGATTTATATCTCAAATTGCAATCATGATGTTTTTTCGTTCAGCTTTGGACATAAAGGAAAATTGGCCAAAATATAGATGTAATCCGCCTTATTGGATTTACTCTGAAAATATTTCAGAAGATTTTACATATTGTGTTCAAAATACACAATTAAATATGATGGGATATTTGACACAACCATTGAATTATATGATTGATTCTTTGGCATCAATTGGTTCAGCATTCAATGTTAATATAAATAATATTCGTGGAGTGATAAGCTCAGTTAGAACATTTATTTCTGATATTGTTCAAAATATATTTGGTGTATTTTTAAATGTAATTATTCAATTTCAAAAAATAATGATAAGCATAAAAGATTTAGTTGGAAAAATATTGGGAATTGTTGTGACTATTTTATATATTTTAGATGGGTCATTAAAAACTATGAATAGTGCATGGGCAGGTCCAGCAGGACAAATGGTTCGCAAGATTGGAAAAATTGGTTCTTGCTTTCATCCAGACACCTTAATCGCTTTAAAAAATGGTTCAAAATGTGCCATGAAAGATTTGCCATTAGGGGAAGTTTTATTGGATAATTCAGTAGTTTTTTCAGTGATGAAAATTGACAACATAAAAAAAGAAAAAATGTATAAAATAATAGATGACGATCAAATTATTTATGTAACTGGTGACCATTATATTTTGGATGAAAATTATGAATGGATTAAAGTAAAATATTATAAAGATGCTATTTTGCAAACAGAAGTTTATTCAGATTGGTTTTCTTGTTTAATTACAACAACCGGAAAAATTCCGATAGGAAATTATATTTTTTGGGATTGGGAAGATGATTGTTTGAATGACGAATTATAAATTTTTGTTGTATTTTTCATAAAAGTATAAAAGTATAAAAGTATATTTTATATTTTATATTTATTAAATAAATTTATATGCAAGCTCTCATAGCTCAGTAGGTAGAGCATTCGTATATTAACCGAAAGGTCGGAGGTTCGATCCCTCTTGAGAGCGATATTTTTATTTTAATATTCTAAAAATGCTATTTTGCAAACAGAAGTGTATTCAGATTGGTTTTCTTGTTTAATTACAACTACTGGAAAAATTCCGATAGGAAATTATATTTTTTGGGATTGGGAAGATGATTGTTTGAATGACGAATTATAAATTTTTGTTGTATTTTTCATAAAAGTATAAAAGTATAAAAGTACATTTTATATTTCATATTTTATCAAACAAATTCAGATAAGCTCTCATAGCTCAGTAGGTAGAGCATCCGGCTGTTAACCGAAAGGTCAGAGGTTCGATCCCTCTTGAGAGCGATATTTTTATTTTTGTCAATATTCTGAAAAATAATTATTTTTAAATATTATCAATAAATTTTAATTTAATTTTTACAATAAATTTTAATTTAATTTTTACAATAAATTTTAATTTAATTTTTACAATAAATAAAATATTTATTGTTATTATATTATTCAATTATATTAAATAAAATGAATAGTGATTTTGAAAAAACAACAAAATTTATCAATGGTGTTTATGATAATTTAACATATTATGATTTATATGGAACATCTGTTTTTTTATTTTTTATCATAACATTAATTGCAATTTTAGCATTTTTATCTTCTCGTGCACTTCTCTCCAAAGAAGAAATTGCGATCGATTGGGAAAATCAAAGATGTAAACCTCAAAACATCCCATTTGCAGGATATATATCAAAGCCCCATGATAAAACAGCGTTTGAATATACAAACGAAAATTTTCAATATTGTATTCAAGATGTATTGCTCAATATCTCGGAAAAATCATTACAACCTTTTAATTTCATGGTTGATTCATTGACCTCAATTTTTTCTAAAATCAATGATGCTATTCAAAAAATTAGAGAGGTATTAGCATCAATACGAAATAATATAAAAAAGATTGTTCAAGACATCATGAATCGCATTTTAAATATTTTAATTCCGTTACAAACCATGCTTATTTCACTGACTGACATTTTTAATAAAACACAAGGAATATTAACCGCAGGATTATATACAGCATTAGGAACATATTATACATTACAAGCACTGATGGGTGCGATTTTAGAATTAATTGTTAAAATGTTGATAGCTTTAGTAATTATGATTGTAGGATTGTGGTTAGTTCCATTTACACAACCAATGGCAGCAACAATGTCAGCAGTATTTTTATCTATATCTATTCCTCTTGCTATAATAGCAATTTTTATGAAAAAAATGTTACATATTGAATCTTCAAAAATACCAAAATTAAGATGTTTTGATGAAAATACTATTTTTAAACTGAAAACTGGTAAAAATGTAAAAATTAAAGATTTAAAATTAGGAAATAAATTATTGGATAATTCGGTTATAATTTCATTGATCAAAGTGACTTCTTGTGATTTAAAAATATATAATTTAAATGGAATTACTGTCAGTGAAAGCCATATTATAAAATATAATAATAAATGGATGATGGTTAAACACCATCCCAACGCAATATTAATAGAAAATTATAGCAATCCTTATTTATATTGTATAAATACAAATAAAAAAGTATTTGAATTAAATGAAATTTTATATACAGATTGGGATGAAGTTTATGATGAAACTTTGATAAAATATAATAAATTAAATATTAAACAAACTGGATTTAATAGGTTGTCAAAAGTTAAAATGACGAATGGAATAGAAAAAAATATTTCTGATGTTTTAATCGGAGATATTTTATTTAATGGAAATATTGTTTATGGAATTGTAGAATTGATGGATTTAGAAAAAGAACAAAAACAAGAAAAAGAAAAAGAACAAGAAAAAGAAAAAGAACAAGAAAAAGAACAAAAACAAGAAAAAGAACAAAAACAAGAAAAAGAAAAAGAACAAGAAAAAGAACAAGAAAAAGAACAAGAAAAAGAACAAAAACAAGAAAAATTATATAATTTGCTTATTTCCGGAAAATATTTTATTATGAACAATTCTTTAACTGATGATTATAATTATATTATTTCAACAATTCTTTAAAAAATAATTATCTTTGTCATATGTATAATGGATGTATCTATTGGTTCGTATAAATGCAGATTAGAAATTTGTTTGTTGATTATTGTTATTTTATGGATTTTATTTGGACATCTTTTTTGCTCCTGTTCCAGAATTGGGATGATGGAAGGATTTGCCATTGGAAAAAAAGTTATTACAGAAAAATTTGGACAAAAAATTAGACAACAAAAAATAAAAAAACAAATTTCGGATAAAATCGCACACAAGCGATACGAAGGATTTAAAAATATTTCAACAGGCTTTGAGTTTGCGAATTCAAATGCCAATACATATTATAAAGATCCTTCAACTTGGAGTTCTCCAACTGCTGTATATAGTGCTGGTTCAATACCAAATTCAGACTCAAATTCTATTTTAAGTAGACCTAAACAGCCTGTTCCACTTCCTGAAGGAGAATTGAACATATTTGCTACAACACAATTTAAACCGGAATGTTGTCCAAATGCGTATTCCACCGGAAGTGGGTGTGCTTGTATGACTGTTGATCAATATAAATATTTAAGAAATCGTGGTTCGAATAATGTTCCATATTCTGAATATTAATGTTTTTTAGTCAATTTACATTTTTTACAATATATTATTTGTTTACATTCATAATTTAATCCATCAATATGATCATTAACCCACACATGACTACATATTTTATATAAGTCTTCTTCAAATTGTCTTTTAAAATTAAATAATTTCGAATTATCGTGATCCAATATAAATCTTAAACTCTGAATATCTGATTTAATATCTTGAGATAAAGTAGATTTTTCAGATTGGAGTGATATTTCTGTTATTATTTGAAAATAATATTCTACTGAATTTTTAAGTTGTTGGGTTGTTTCATTTATTTTAATTAATATTTCAACATTTTCATCCACATCTACATTTTCATCCACATCTACATTTTCATCCACATCTACATTTTTATTTTCAATTTCCATTTATAAAAGTATTTGAATAATCTTTAAATAATAATAAATAAAAAAATATCATTTATTATTTATTATTTATTATTTACATTATACCCATCATCATTAAAATTTTATTCAAATGGATTATATTCAGCATCGTGAGAAATTTCAACTTCTTTTAAGTTTGAAATATTTGTATTGATTGTTAATTTTTGAACACTACATTCGGATATGTCATCCATATTTTTCATCAATTCTCTGTCTATCATTTTATTAACGTCTGTGTGTTCATATTTATATTGTTCTTCTAATTTTCCAATTTCATTCAAATCCAAAACTAATTGAAATATTGATGTTCCATAATTTCCTTCTTGACCACACATAATATTTGCCGATATTCCTCTAACTGAATCTAATTCTGCGTGTCTTGCTGCTTTCAGAAACATTTCAGGAGTTTCTTCAAATGATGCTTTTGCGATTGGTCCAATATCATCAGAATTTATGCCATGTCTAAAAACTGAAATCATTCGATGGCTGTGGGTCATTCTATCACATAATAATGACATATGATGTGAATTTACATAAGAAGCATCAGATTCTAAAACTTCAGATATTTCATTGTATAAAGCTTGTCTAGCTGCTTCCATTCCTAAAACATCTAATACTTCAAGTACATCATTGCTAATAGTTTTATTCACATTTATATAATCTAATCCTAAAACGTCCAACAAATTAGTTCCAATTGTATCTAAAATCCATATATCATTTTTCACAAACCCACCTGCTTTTTCAATTAAATTGTCCTTAACTTTCCGTAAAATTACTTTCTTGATATTTTTAATTCCTCTCAATACAATTGATGTTAACATTTGTTCTTGGAAATTCTTCAATATATAAATTTGGTCACTTTGGTCCAATGGATTTATTTTTGGTTTCTTATTTTCTAAAGCTATTTTATCCATTCTAATTCTAAAAACTAATTTTTCAGAATTATAATCTGAATACACACAATCAATTTCTGAACCATAAGAATTTGCCAATGCGAAATTAACATCATCCATAGTTATATTTTTTTCTAACATTGTTTCAGCATCCATTTCCATTCGAATGACCCATTTGCTTCTATCATTTTTGCTTGATTTTCCATCATCTTTTCCACCATTACATTCATCAACCATTTTTTCAAATTCGTCGAATTGAGCCATCATTTCTCTATCTTCTTCAATCAATGTATTCATGTCATCAGGATCAAAACATATTCCAATTGATTTTACTATTTCAGATAATTTAGTGTATTCGATCATATATTGAATTACACTTGCTCTTTGTTTATCGATTCCATCTTCTGGTTTTAAATAAATTGTCAATGATGGATTTTTTATTGGATGATGTAAAGATAGCAATTCTTCAATTCTTGGAACACCACGAGTTACATTTGATTTACTAGCGACTCCAGCAAAATGAAAAGTGTCCCTAACCGCTAGGGAGTTGTAGATGTTAAAATTTCGAGTGTCAACAATTGTTAAATCATAAGCATAATTTGTTGTATTTGGAACTTCTTCGATTGAAATAATTCTGTCAAATATTACATTTTCAAACTCTTCATAATCTTTATTTCTAAAAATTAGTTCTCCATCAATTTCATTTGGAACTACTGTGGAATAATCATTAATTTCATGTCTATAATTATGTTCCATCAATTTCAGCAAATTGTCTTGTTTATATTGAAGGTTAATGTTTAAAAGTGGAATCAATTGTTTGACTTGATTTCCAACAACTCTTAATGTATAAAGTTGATGAATATTTTCGGGAAGTGTTCCTCTATTGTTTGATTCACTTTTTTTATATTTAGTCAAATAACTGCTAACTTTTAAAATATTAAACATTTGTTGAACATCAATCAATAATTCTTTTGATGTTGATGATGATGATATAGATTTATCTCTAATGCTTACATGTCCATCACCACCAATGTAAGCATCTAAAAATCCCAATATACATTGCTTATTTGAAAATATAATTTTACTATGAACAAATTTATTGTGACTTAATTTTCCACACAATTTATCCAATAAATTACATAATAATGTACAATAAATTCGAATATCTTGACTTGTCCAACCTTCTTGATTTTTATTTTCATTTCTATAAATTTTGGTTGTAATATTCCATTGCTCACATAATTCAATAATTGGCGCGAAATATTCATGTTCATTGTTTGATATAGACAATTGATGTTTAGTCATGCATCCCTCAGAAGCATATGCTCCAAGTAAATATCCAAAATTATAATTCAACTCAATGTTTTCAGGAATTGTAAAATTATTCATTGTTGATGATAGCGTGTACACGCAATTTGGTTTAAATTCAGTTTTTGATTTGCATCCATTTCTTAATTTTTCGCTAATTTTTGACACAAAACTATCACTGCGCTTATGTGGCAATACAAATGTTTTTCCTTGATGTTTTTGCCACCATCTATACTCACCCATAACTTCTTTAGCTTTTTCAACTTCACTTGTGTAAACATACTCTGTTGGAGGTAATAATTCTCGTAAATTTAAATGAGTTGTTTCTGTAAAATCTACTGTCATTGTTGAAACTGGCAAATAATCGCCAACTTTTAATTCATCGCCATTTATGGGTGTTATTTTTCCATTAATTAATTTTAAGAATGATTTTGCCTTTGTAGCAATTACTTCACGTTGCTCTTTTGTGGTAACTTTGATCATTGTATCTGTTCCATCTTTATTTATCACTGGATGACGTGTAACTGCTTCAATTCTTTTCCATGAAATATTTCCATCTTCATCACAACTTGGAATTTCATAGTAATCAGAGACTGAAGCATATGTCGTATCTTTGTCAGCATAATATTCGGGATTTTGACAAATTGATATTTTTTCTTCAATGAATTTTCCCATCTCAATTTTTTCAATAAATCCTGATGAGTTTCTGACGATAATTGGGGTCTCGTATGTGAATGAATTGAGAGTATTATGCACTATTATCCCGCTGTGATTCATGAATGTTTGATTTCCTGGGACTGTAAAATCATACACATATTTTTCATTTTCAAGTGGTTCTAAAATCTCCAAGCTAACAATTTCATCCCAAATTACATCAGATTTTTCTGCTTGGTTTAATATTCTTAATTCATTTTCAATTAAATTTGATTTCTCGTGTGCTTCAAATGTTTCAATATATTTTTTTAATGTTCTTCTACCAATGCTTGGTTTATTTTTCCATCTTCCATAAGTTCGACTTTGTCCTGGAAGATTTAATGCTTTGCCACATCTAGCAATTATTTCTCCAAGACCATTAATTTTATCAATTTCATCAGATAAATTGTGGACATCATCTCTCTCGATATATTGAATAATAGCGTCTAATTTATCAATGTGTAGAGTTGATCCAATCTCATCTTTATATATTTTTGCATATTTTGCGCTAATAGACAAATTATATAATGGCATATTTTTATAATTTTGGACTTTGATTGATGTGAATATTCCAAAATAATTAAATATTAATGCTAAATCTTTTGTTAATCTTTCACTTCGACTACAAGCTCTAATTTGATGATGTCTGTCATCACATTGAAAATTTCCATCTCCATCCATATATCCTTGAATTAATCCTGCTTTAAATTCAATTGGCGATGTAAACGCAAAGTCGGGAACACGTTTTACAAATGAACCTGTGTTACAGGTTTCTAATAAGAAAGTCGCAATTTTTTTACAACTGAATGATGTTATTGTACTAGGACCATATTCGCATTGTCTATGTCTCACATTTGCTTTTTTGCCAAACATTTTAGCAATTTTCAATGTGTTATTAATATAATTTTCAGCAATATTTGTAATACATATTGTTCCATTTGAAATATTTCCTTCAGCTAAATAAGCACCAATAAACCATCCAAATAAATTGTTCAATTCAATCGACATTTCACCAATTTGAATGTGAGTTTCAATGAAATTATTGTCTACATATTTAGCAACAGGAATTCTCATTCCGACACTTAATTGGTCTCCACGAATTGGTTCAACTATATTATTATTTCGAATTAAATGTGAATGACTTAATGTAGTTGTAACTTCTCTTCCACTTCGCGTTGTTACTTTAACTAAATTGCCATTTACTGGATGTCTGCTGACATGTGAAATTTTATTCCAATGTGTTTTTTCTTTAGCATCAACCCCAATAATATAATATTCATCCTCTAATTCATCAAGTAATGTTTCAACGCTATCTTTGTGTCCTGTATTAAATGTCATGTGAGAATTATCTTCAATTATTTTATCACATAATTCTCCAATTTTAATTATGCTAGAAGATTTTTTTCCAGACAATTTATTAATTTTATGACACCATATATGCTCACATCCTATTTCGGACATTTGAGTTGTCGGCTCACCAATGCTTTGAGCAGCAACAATTCCGACCATTTCTCCTGGATTTACAATTGATCTTTTGTAAGTTAATATGACAGTTTCTATCAATATTTCCAAACTTTTACGATTGAAACGTTTATTGATGAGTAAATCTTTTGGAGATAAATAATAGAAATACAACATTTTAAATAACAAAGTTGGTTTTGCGAAATGAATTTTCTCTAATTTACTGAAAGCGTGTTCAATCATTTCATACGCATCAAGCATTGTCAAATCAACCAATGAATTAGAATTTATATATTGCTGTCCCATAATATTTTTAATTATGTGAGAAAATGCAACTGGAACACGAACTACTTTATCAGATTTATTATTAAATACATTTGAAATTAATATTTTTCTATTATCAACAATTTCATTGGCATATTGTAATGATTTTTGAATTAATTTTTCATTTTGTGCTTTGTGTAATTTGTATACATTTGAAATGAATATATTTGACAAATGTTTTGTTTTATTTTCACTATCCATTAGCATAAAATGACCATAAATTTCTTGAACTGTCATTTCAACTACTGGAAATATTTGATTTTCAACTTTAACCGTGTCAATTGAATCTTCACCAAATGAGAATTGAATTATTTTATTTTTGCTATTTCTCACAGTCATGTCATAATTGACCATAGCATCTTCCAATGATTTAATTAATCTTCTCTGAATATATCCGGTTGTTGATGTTTTAACTGCCGTATCAATTAAACCAACACGACCACCCATTGCGTGGAAATATACTTCTTGTGGAGACATTCCGCCAATATAAGAATTTTCAACAAATCCACGAGCTGCTGGACCATCATCAAATTTTGTGTAATGAGGCAATGTTCTATATTCAAATCCGTATGGAATTCGTTTTCCATCAACATTTTGCTGACCTAAACAAGCAGTCATTTGTTGAATATTAATTTCTGAACCTTTCGAACCAGCATTAAACATGGTAAGAAATCTATTTGTTTTATTTAAATTGTCAATTGCTGCTCTTCCGGCATCTTTTTGAATTGAACCTAAAATATTATTTACTCTTGTTTCAAATTCTTCTTCATTTGTTTTACCCGATGTATTTTCAAATATTCCATGTTGAACCTGATGTATTAAATTTTTAACTTCTATTTTTTTATTGGTAATCAATGTCACGATTTTATCATTTGTTGCTTTGTCAGTAATTAAATCACTAATTCCGACACTGAATGAACTATGTTTCATGTATTCAGTAACAACATTTTGTAAGTCGTCAATAAATTCTGCTGAAGCCATATTTCCAAAATCATTACAAATTCTGTGAATAATTCCTTTGGTTCCTGAACCTAAAATTCCTTTATCTAATTGTCCTCTTAAATATGTTCCGTTAATAATTTCTATTACATTATTTGAGGTTGTTGCTTTTTCCTTATTGTCACCTTTTTCATTTTCGTATTGCCCATTGTTAAGTTTCAATGATAGAGGTGCTAAAATCTGTGACAATATTTCAAAATTTGTAATTCGTTCACCTTTTTTTTTATTAAATATATTAGCATCAGTTTTCTTAAATTGCATTAATAGTTTCATTGCTTCTTTTGGTGTGAAACTTATATCTTTTCGTGTAAATTGATATGACCCAAGCATTGAATCTTGAAAAATACCAATTATTGGCGCATTGTTTGCAGGACTAATTATCTGGTATGGAATTGCCGCCAAATTTCGCAACTCAGACTCTGCTTCTGGATCTTGAGGCATGTGTAAATTCATCTCATCTCCATCAAAATCCGCATTGTATGGTTTTGTATCGGCAACATTCATTCTGAAAGTATCTCCTTGCATCATGATGCGAGCAACATGACCCATCATGCTCATTCTATGAAGAGATGGTTGTCGATTGAATAACACAACATCACCATTCATCATATGACGATGAACAATATCACCATTTTGTAATGTAATTGTTTTTCTATCAAGATATCTCAATGTGACATTTTCTCCGTTTTGTCTTTCAAGTATTTTTGCTCCGGGCCAGACATCAGGACCATTTTGTATCAACTTCATCAAGAAATCTTTATTTAAATTATTTACAACTATCGGTTTTGTAATATTCATAGCTATTTTTTTAGGCACTCCGATTTCGCGAATTGATATATTAGGTTCAGCTCCAATAACTGAACGAGCACTAAAATCAACACGTTTTGCCATCAAGTTACTTCTCATTCGACCCGATTTGCCATTCAATCTATCGGTAATAGCCTTCAATGGTCTACCTGAACGTTGTGCTACGGGTCCAGCACCTGGCAACTTGTTATTAACCAATGAGGCGACATAATATTGTAAAACCATAGTAACATCATTAATTACATCTTCTTTGGCATTTAATTTTATTTTTTCACTTAATATTTGATTGTGTTTAATAATATTCACCAATATATGAGTTAAATCATCTTCGGATCTTTGCTGGGCATCGTGCTTTACTGATGGTCTCACAGCAGGAGGTGGAACAGGAAGAACTTGACAAATCATCCAATCAGGTCGAGACCAAATTGGACTAAATCCCATAAAATATACGTCTTCATCCGGAATTCTTTTGAATATTTTTAAAACTAATTCAGGATAAAGAGGAATTGAATTATCATTAGCTTCTTCAGATTCTTCGCCCTTTTCTCCACTTTCTCCACTTTCACCCCAATCAGCATATAAAGATGCTATACCTTCTTTTTTATATTTTTTCGGTTGAAGCCATCCACAACCATCATCACTATCTTCACCACATCGTTTTATTGTTTTGCATCTATTAAATATAAATTTCCATCTTTGCTGTGAATCTAATTTTAAAACATGTTTATATTTCATTTTACTTATTAATAATTTGCTACATTTGAAGCAAACACATCTTAATATTTTTTGAATTGTACCGAGATATTGAATGAAGAAAACCGGTCTAGATAATTCAATATGTCCAAAATATCCTGGAGTGTCCATATAATCTTTTCCATCAGTAGGACATATTAATCCTTTTTCTAAAACTCCCATTCTTGAATCAAATAATCCATTAACAACCGGTGCATTGTTAGAATACATATCACGGTTGGTAATCTCAGCAACTGACCCCTTGCGAATTTCTTCAGGAGACAACATGCTGAATTGGATTCCAATAATTTTAGAATTGTTAACGTTTTCAAAGTTTGACATATCTTATATAATATGATTAATTATATTTAAATTATTTTTTTCAATTTTTTTATTTCATTTTTAATATAAATATAAAAATGGTCGAGATATATTTATATTGTTTTATTTTGAATTAAATTATAGTTTACCTATATTAATTTAAATATATTTTGTTTAAAAATATAATTATGATGCCTAAAAAAATTAATGAAACTAAAGACAAATCATTTTTTAAAATTAATAATCTAAAATTAAAAAAAACTAAAAAAAATGATGATAGTGATGAAGATGAATGTATTTCAAGTGAAGAAGAAGAATCTAGTGAAGAATCAACTGAAGAATCAACTGAAGAATCAACTGAAGAATCAACTGAAGAATCAGGTGATGAATCAATTGAAGAAGAAGACGAAAAATTAACAGAAGAAGAATATAATCAATATGTAAAAATGTTATGTAAAAAATATCCATCAAACTACATGAATGAAAAATCAAAAAAATCAGAAAAATTAAAACATAATAAAAAAGTAGAAAAATTTGAAAAAGTAAAAAAATCAGAAAAAATGAAAAATCAGAAAAAAGTAGAAAACCTAAAAAAATCGGAAAAAATGGAAAAATTGGAAAAATCTGAAAAAGTAAAAAATCAGAGAAAATCAGAAAAAAATAATAAAATTATAACTAGAACTATGGCCAAAAAAAATAATTTAATTATTAAAGATTATTGTGAAGATGATGATGACGAAGATTATCTTCCAAATGAAACTGAAAGTGATGAAGATGTTGATGAAAATGAAGATGGAAATAAAAACACAAATTTTAATATATATTTTGCAATTAGTGGAAATAAATCAGAACATGACGACGAAGATGATATTGAAGAAACTGATACGGAGAATGAAGATGACGCAATAAGTTCTAGTTCTGAAACAGATGAAGCTGATGATGAAGAAATTTCGACAAAATGTAAAAAAAAATATAAAAATGATAAAAAAAATAAGCAATCAAATGAAGAAGCAAATGAAGAAGCAAATGAAGAAGCAAATGAAGAAACAAAAGAAGATGAAATAATAGAAAGTGAAATTATTGGCGATGAAATTTATGATGAAAATAAAATCATTGATTTTTTAGAAAAAATGAATAAGAAAAAATCGAGCAATTTAGTTTCAGAATGTATTTCACTATGTAAAGAAAAAATATTAACTTCAAAAAAAAAACAAGAGAAAAAAAATAAAAAAGAAAAAGAAAGAAACGTAAGAATATTTAAAAAAATCATGTATGATAAAAATACAATGAATGATTCTACTTTTTTCAATAAATTAGAATCAAATAAACAAAAAAATATAATTAAAGAGTTGCGTGAAATAAATAAAATTATTCGTTCTGAAAAACCATATAGATTAACATTGTTAGAATCAAATATTCCTACATTTTTTAAAGCAGCTGCTATGAAAAAAATTAGTTTAATGCGAGATATGGATATTGGAAGTGGAGAATATTATAAAATTAAAAATTGGATTGATACTTTTATGAAAATTCCATTTGGTGTTTATAAAACACTTCCAATAGCAATAACAAATGGGATTGATGATTGTACAACATTTATGGAAAATTCCAGACAAATTCTCGATGATGCGGTTTATGGATTAAATGATGCTAAAATGCAAATCATGCAATTATTAGGTCAATTGATTACAAATCCATCAGCAATTGGAAGTGCCATTGGAATTCAAGGTAGTCCAGGAGTGGGTAAAACAAATTTAGCTAGAGAAGGAATTAGTAAAATATTAGGCAGACCTTTTGCCTTTATTGCCTTGGGTGGTGCTACTGATAGTAGTTTTTTAGAAGGACATTCATATACATATGAAGGAAGTAATTGGGGAAAAATTGTACAAATTTTAGTTGACAGTCAATGTATGAATCCAGTAATATATTTTGACGAATTAGATAAAGTAAGTGAAACTCCAAAAGGAGATGAAATTATTGGAATTTTAACTCATTTAATTGATACGTCGCAAAATAATCAATTTCATGACAAATATTTTGCCGAGATTGATTTTGATTTAAGCAAATGTTTATTTATTTTTACTTATAATGATGAAAGTAAAATTAACCCAATTTTAAGAGATAGAATGTATAAAATTCAAATTAAAAATTATAATAAAAAAGAAAAAAATATAATTGCCAATGATTATTTATTGCCAAAAATTCGCGATCAAGTAAAATTCAATTTTAATGAAATTATTATGCCTGATGAAATTATTCACTATATCATAGATAATTATTGTGAAAAAGAAGATGGAGTTAGAAATTTAAAACGATGTCTTGAAATAATTCACACAAAATTAAATTTATGTAGATTAGTAAAACCTGGTTCATCTATTTTTCAAGATAATGCAGTAACAAATGTTAAATTTCCATTAACTATTACAAAAGATATTGTTGATAAATTAATAAAACGTCAAGACATGACAAATCCATCATTGTCATACATGTACATTTAATGAAAAAATAAAAAAATAAAAATGTAATAATATTTTAATTCTGTTTTATTAAAATTAAATTCAAATACTTTTAAAACTTTAATTAAAATTAAATTCAAATACTTTTAAAACTTTAATTAAAATTAAATTCAAATACTTTTAAAACTTTAATTAAAATATTTTTTATCTTTCCTTGTTGTTGTTAAAAAATATTTGAGAATAAAATAAAATATAAAATAAAATATAAAATAAAATATAAAATAAAATATAAAATAATAAATGAATGGATAAAATTGTGATGAATGAAGTTGTAATGACATTGAGGGAATGGCAAAATTGTATAAAACAATTGAATCAAATAATAGTTCAATCAAGTACAGTTGATGAATCTGATGGATTAACAAATTGCTCAATTGGAATGTGTTATGGATATTCTAAATTTATTAAAAATGCTGATGAAACAGGACAAATTTTAACACAAATAGGCAAACATAATAATCTTTTAAACCTTAGTATAAGCTCAACAACTGTCATGAGAAGAAGAAGAAATCATTCAATTAATCGACCTAAAATATTAGAAACATTAAAAAATAATAATTTTTATAATATTTCGATTGATACTTCATCATATTATACTGAATTGCCTCAATATAAATTTGTAATAAGTCCGGAAGGAAATGGAATTGATTGTCATAGACATTATGAAGCTTTAATGGCTGGTTGCATTCCTATTGTAGAAACTAATTCAATTATAGAAGAAAAATATGGAAATGTACCCATTTTATACACGAGAGATTATAGCGAAATAACAAAGGATTATTTAGAAAATGTTTATGATGAATATTTAAATAAAAAATTTAATTTTTCAAAATTATTTATGAATTATTGGTCAATTGATGAGCAATATCTTATAAAATATAGAGGAAATTATTGGTGTATGAGATTAAATGGAATTCCACATTATATAAGTTAAAATTTAAATAAAAAAATATTATTTTTTTAATAATATGCCAGCTTTAAAATTTTTCATAATTCCAACAAAAAATACATATGAAGAATATTCAGAAGAAATTGTTTCAAAAATTAAAGATGTTGATAATTGTAGTGCTGATCTAGATACAAATTACAACGACGCAATGAATTCAAGAGTAAATAAATATAAAAAAAATAATAAAAATATAATTACTATTGGTCTCTCAGAAGTAGAACATAATACAATAATGATACACTTCAATGGAGTTAGACCAAAGACGATGGAATTAGATGAATTTATTGCTTTGTTAGAGAGTTATGACGAAGATGATAATGATGAAGATGAAGATGATTCAAGTTCTTCGTCTGAAAGTTCGCAAGATGAAGATGTAGCAAGCATGTTTCAAAAACAAAAATCAACAAAAAATAAAGAAGAAAAAGAAAAAGAAAAAGAAGAGGATGAAGATGAAGATGGATGCACAATTAGTTAAATTATATATTTTAATATAAATTATATTTTTTTTGAAAAATATAATTCTAAGATTCTTAAAATTATTTTTATTTTTTATAATTTATAAT